TTTTAAAGTGTTATTTTAAAGTGTCTGGGTGGTAGTGAGAATTTAAACAGCGACAACATTACTTACACAATTTTTCGACATGTATTGCATAATACGATCTCTTAATCTAATAAATTGTTGTAAGAATTGTTCAAATCTATCCTTGTGAACGGAATTTGAAGCGCCAGAATTTTCAACAAAATAATCTGCGTATGATTTAAAAAAGGTAATTTCTTTATCAGCTGGAATAAACAAGGGGTCTAGAGCTAGAATATCCCATGGATGTACTTCGTCTTCTTTTCCAAACGCATTCTTGTAAGCGATAGATTCTGCATGTAATTTTTGGAAATCCAACTGATCTGCTGGTTTTGAAATGTCTTTTGAAATAGTTTTAATGGAAAAGTTGAGCAACTCAATTTGACGTAATCTAAAAGAGTATTCATTGGCATCTTTCCAAGTGCATTCAGCTAGGGTTGTATTAAATAATCCAGCTTCAGCAGCATTTACAGGTAATTGTGGAGTAAGTTCTTCAGGTGTTTCAATTGGTATAGGTTCTGATGTAGTTCCTCCCATTTTTCTTTTTTTAATATTACTCTACAAAAAAAAAATTTTTTATTTTTTAGATAAATCAGGATGACCGTATTTTGGATATGATCTATTAAGTTCTGGTAATCTTTCACATCTGTATGATGTTGAAGCCATACATGGGGACCCGTTTTTGGGTATAGCAGGCATAGGTCTAATCGACTCGAATTGTATTTCTCTAGAATCGTTCATACAATGTTGATAAGACGAACCTTGTCCACGCAATTGGGAATTAATATCAATTAAATTATCTGGTACTCCACGGTTTACAACATGTTGTTGATATATTCCATTACACAAGAATGATGGTTGACGTTCAATTTTATATTTTTCAACATTGTAGTCGTATATATTTTTATTGGAAGAAGACCTATTATTTCTGTTACAATATGAAAACATTTCTTTACTACTCTTTACTTACTCTTTACTAAGAAAAAATTTAAATTCTTGACCAATTCGTCCAACCTCTACCAATATTCCTTATAGGCATCTCTTTTGATTGAAATACATGATCTTCAAAATATTTTTTGATTGTCGTTTTTTTTTGTTTAAGATTACTTCCAGTTTCTTGCACATACCATTCCTGAAAATATTCCCATACTTCACTCCACCTTAAACCTTTGCCCGTTTGTTGCAAATTCAATTCTGCATACATTAATACAAAAGTAGTTACATCATTGTTGTTTCTATATTCACGTGTACTACTTGTAATTTCAGGTGGTTCTTTTATATCCAAAAAGTAATACTTGATCAATATATTCATTAATGTTTGTCTCCACGTTATATCTTCCCTCATCCTAGATGGAAGTGTGCGATCTATTTTAAACTCGTTTTCTTTTTGAGGATCGTCCACAAAACTAGACGAAAATTTTATTACCTTTATACGTCTCCATAATGCTGTATCCTCACCTTTTATTTCTGGCAACTCATTACATGCTAAAAATAGTTTGGACTCCATGATAAACGATATAGAGTTTTTGTATAATCCTCTCGCAACAATTTCTTCAGAACCAGTCAATTCCTTCAATAATGATACATTGATTTTTTCGCCGTCTTCTGGTTCAGACAAGTAGGCAAACCTCTTGTTTATTAATTTCATCTTTTCAGTGTTGGCTTCATTTGCATTTGTACGCTTTCTTGTCAACAATGTTACTTCCACCTTTTCACCCAACTCTCCCATTGCCAACTTCATTAAATTCAATAATTGCGATTTACCATTTGCACCATTACCTATAAACATCAAGAAATTTGTATTTGGTATATCGCTATTCAAACATTCTGATAATTTTTTTAATACATAGTCCCTTATTCCCTTGTCTGGAAGTATATTTTCTATAAATATTTCAACCTCTTTATTGTACACGTTTGCAACGTAATTGTATTTTACTGTTAAATTTATATAATCGTCCTTTTTAGTCTTTTTAAAACGACCTTCTAATAGATCGTACACCCCATTTTCAAATGGTATCAAATGTTTTTTGGAATTCAAGTACCACGTAAATTTTTTATCATTGTAATACATTTTTGCCCCTTTAATTACATCATCTTCAAAACTGGTCTTGTGTAATTTGTTTATTAACGTCTTGATATTTTTAATAATGTTTGTATTCACTTCCACATTTGGTTTTGTTTCGTAATACAACTTGATCTTGTTGAAATAATTAGACAACTTGACTATACGTTTACGTAATTCTAACGCTTCATCGTCACATACCCATATAAACCCATTAAAATAATACCATTCCCCATTGGAATATATAAAGTCCCCTTCTATTCTCTTTAATAACTCTGATAATTTTACCACCTTGTGTCCATCCAATATCTGATTATACAAATTTGTCAATTCTTTACCTCGGAATATAGACTCATCCAACTTGATATCACAAGAAAAATCATCTTCCAAATTATTGTAAATATTTAGTATTACATTATTATTTATTGTACCAGTATTTATCAGTTGGGTGTAGTTTACCCAAAAATTATTCAAACTTTTAAACTTGTCATCTATCGGTATACGAGAACTCTTTGGGAATATACTTTTACATACTATACACTTGATACAATACCCTGTATTACTTATTTCATGTTCAACTTGACAGTTTGTACAATTACCCTTCAAGTTTATACTTGTAAAATCACTGGCATTACTTCTAAACACCATCTCATTCTTGTCAAATAATATATTGTATGGATTAGAGTCAAAATTCTCTGTTATATATTGAGCACACTCGCGACTTGTTTCTTGAACAAGATCTTGCTCTGTTCGTGTTTTTTGTAGTTTACTTACTAAAAGTAAATTCAACTCTACCGGGTATTTAACACACATTATCTCATTGTGTTTGTAATTTTTGCACTCTTCGTCGTGACATTTTTGTTTTGCTGAAATGGAATCTACAACTATATATTGATGATTAGACTTGTGTTCTCTATTTATATTATAACAATACTTGTCTTGTAATGATATTACTATGTAATTGTTTACTGTATCCAGTATAATATCCCGCGTCACTTGTTTGAAATGTAATAGACAAAATTTATTTACTATAGACTTTTCTACACTACTCAATTCTACACTACCTCCACAACTCTTGCCACCTACACCCCCATCCTCCTCAATCTTGACATAGCCTCCGTCTACTTTGTCACTCTTTTTTTCATTTTTTATAATTCTACAGGATGCACTACCTGGACAATACGCGACAAAATACAAAATATCATCTTGTTCATCTATCTTGTCACTCAATATAGATTTTGTAAATGGTCTATTTTCATTGTTTTTAGAAGAATATATTGTCCTAAATAACCCTTCTCTATACACTGACGTGTCTACAATTTTTTTTCTAGTCAATTCTGGGAATAATTCGACTATTATTTTTTTTACTACACTTGTATCATTAAAGTATACGTCTTGTTTGTTGGATTGTACCCTTGTAATAACATGATATGATTTTTTGACATTGACAATATGAGATTCTACTATATAAAAAGTACATGAATACTCGTGAAAATAATCTTTTATTCTATTCCTAATATTATTTATCATGTTTACATCATCATTGTAGTAATCAACATTATTATCTTTATATATTTCTATATCTAAATATAAATTTAAAAGTGACTTTTCTGGAATAAATTCATAGTAATTGCAAATACTATAATCCTTATCGTCAGTCTTGCCTCTACTCTTATATATAAACTTTAAAAGATGTTGATAATCTTGAGCAATTATATATCTTGTAATATTTCTATTACATAATAACTGACCCTTTTTTAGAACTTTTAAAGCTTGTTTTTTTGTAGTGTACTCATTCATTAACATTAAGTACAAATGTATAATTGTATTAAAGTATTTTTTTTAAAATATTCTTGTTAATCACCTACTTGGTAAAAGTAAACTTGATTCAAGGGGTTCCTTTTTATTACTACATACACCATTGTTGCAATGTTTGTTAGTCACAAGTTTTCACTCGTCGTTTGCCGTCGCCTCACGAAAACAGTAAAATGGACGTAATGAACAACAATTAGCTATAGATTCAATAACAAGTGGTCAAAATACTCTTGTTATTGGTAGTGCCGGTGTTGGTAAAAGTTTTGTTATTGTTTGGGTAAAGATTGGATAAATACACCAAGTATCTAATTCAAATTGTGCCATCTTTACACCTAGGTTTCCATATTAAATTGTAAAGAGCTACGCAAATACAAGGTCTTTTTGTGAGTGATATGTTTCAATATCAATAGCAATATATACAACCATATACTACTTTATTTTTGACTACTGTATTTATGTATAATGTAAAAAAACACTAAATAGCTACTTTCTTAACTTTTAATGCATCGCACGCTAAACATAAAACAGCACATAATGATGGTATACCTCCATCACTATATTCTCCATTCCCATTAGATATTACTTGTATAGCTTTCGACAACATTAGTGATTTTGCTCCGATAGATTTCAAGAGTATACTTTTGAGGTAACCAAGGACACATAATTTAATAGAGTATACTTCACTCTTGTTGATATTTTGAATCAATGCTGCGCAAGTTTTCCAATCTCCTTTAGAAACGGCTTGGCATATTGAACGTACATCAGCATTAGACGATTCACAATTTAGAATAGCAGATTGTACAGAATTGCCACAAAATAATCTTTCAGATGCTTGAACAATTAACCCAGGTGAACGTACATCATTATTACATAATTCTTGAATAAATTCATTCAATACGTCAACGTGTACTTGTGTTTGAGCAAATTTTGCAGTTTTATATACTAGAGTTTTAATATCATCATTAGATAATAAAACAGGAGTTAATCTACATGCTCTACGTTGTAGTGCAGGTATGATTTTTTTGATATTAGAGGTACAAAAGATGTAATATATGTATTCACTAGTATCTTCAGTTTCTTTTAATAGTGCATTTTGTGCAGCAACAGTCAATTGATGAGCTTCATCGAGTATAACAGTTTTGCATTTTGAAGTCATTGGTTTATATTTGGAATGTTCAATCAATTTACGAACAAAGTCGACCGAATTATCATCAGCTGCATTTACTTCTTGTACTACACTTCCACTTTTACCATTGTCGTCAAGTGTACCATTTTCAAAAAATGTTGCCAAAATTCTCGCCAACGTAGTTTTACCACACCCAATAGGTCCGTCAATAATAAATGTATGTGGTATTCTTTTTGAATTTTGAATACCATGAAGATGGTTAATTATTGCATCTTGACCAACAAGTTGATTCAATTGTTTTGGTCTAGTAGACAAGGTTAAAATTTTATTCATTGTACTTTTTGGTAAAAGAACGTACCATTACAATCGTACTTATAGAAATTGGGGGGGGATTTCCCCTTGGAATGTTTCCCATTGTCCTTTCCATCTTCATTTTACAAACACACTGATTCCAAAATACCTGTATAAAAATTTATCAGACTTTAGATATTAGAGGACTTATTGTGAAGGATGACATCGTAAAGTTACTGGTGCATACTTCTTGCGGGTGCATGTGTGTTGATGAATATGGAGATGAAAAGTTTGTGTATTTACCAATTGAAGCACGTGGAAAAGGACAACGTACAGATAAGTAGTAGTACCTTAATATTCTTGGAATGAATGGAGTAAGTAATCCCCCAAGTCTTTTCTTTTTTGTTTAAACACATTCCAAAACTCATTTTTGCAGAGGGTCAATTTTTCAGTAATTACACTACGACCAAAGTACCCAAGAGACACAACAATAATAGACTTGAGTCACAGAGATATAACAGGTCCAAAGTTTAAAAGATTATGTACAAGGATATTAACCAATGTGTACTCGTTAATGATTAACATTATTTAGTTGAAATTGGGATCTTTTGACTTTAATAATATTTGTAAATAGTTTGAAATTTAATTTATTAATCATTGTAGCTATTTGCCTTGTTCCTACTCGATTTTTTGGGTCTACAATCAACATTTTATCAACAATTTCATTTAAAATATCATAATATTCATCCCGAACAGGATACATACTCTTGAATGACTTGTATTTTTTATACATGGAATTTAATTTTAGTATCAATATATTGTCATTAAAGATGTAATTATGTTTTTCTCCTGTAGACAACTGAACTTTTTCAAAAGATGAAAGATCATCGTAAAATGGATATGGCAAGTTGTTGTGTAGTAATTCATAAAATACAACACCCAAGCTCCATATATCCGTTTTTTTCAAGAGTTGTTTACTTATTGTGGTTTTATTGTTACCTATCAATGGCAACAATTCAGGTGCCATATATAGTAATGTTCCTCCTATATTACATTGCTCTGTAATACAAGATAATCCATAATCAATAAACATAATATTATTGACATACTTGTTGTCATTGTCCAATTGTAAAACAATATTTTCAGGTTTTATGTCACCGTGTACTATATTATTGTTATGCAATTGAAGTAACTGATTAATTAATCTAGTCATAATAAATATTACATGATCAATATTTACCAAATATTTGTATTCTTTGAAATTTCTTAAATATGAACGTAATGTAATTACATTTTCTAAATAGTTTGTAACAATTACATATGACCCATCTTGCACAAAACTTTCGACAAGACATAATACTGATCTATCATGTACACCTTTTTGTTTACATTCATTTACATTAGATATTTCATTCAAAGCATTCAATTCTTGAATAAAGTCATCATTTGATAACTTTAATTGATCTATAACTTTAACAACATACTTTTTGTCAACTCCTTGTTGATCTTTACTAACAGCTAAAAATGTTGTACCAAATGCACCTTTACCGAGTGTCTTTATAATAGAATAATCTGCAATTGGCGATGATAATGTAACTATCATATTAACTTGACTACTTACTTACTGTAAACAAAAAAAACTTCTCACCCATAACAACTTGAGTGTTTTGTACAAGGTAGTTGAAAAGTTTATGTGTGGTGGTAGTATCTTTACATTACCTTTACAACTTCCACTAGTACCGACATTTGAATATTTTGTGGTAGTATTGTATAATAAAGTTTATTTGTGAAAGATTGTAAGTAGTATAGAAACTTCCAAATGGTAGAGGATATAGTGAAAGATTGGGAGTAAAGTAGCACAAGGATTGAGAATATTCCACAAGGATTGAGAGAATAGTGTAAGGATTGGAAGTACTCTAAAAACTTCCACAAGGGTATAGAATA